ATAAATCATAAACTATATACTCCTAATAAAGTTAAATCAAATTGTCCTGTGTTTGTTATTCCTGTACCCATACATCTACTTGCAGTGAAATTTAATCCTTGAGTGTTTGCAGGTAAATCTGTGCTTAATGTTCCCTCTGCAACATTTCCTGTTTCGTTATTCGTAACTTTATAAATAACAGTACTTCCTGCATTTGCGTTAAATAATTCAATTGAATAGGTTGTAGTCAATGCAGCTCCAGAAGTTCTATTTGCAGGAAAATTAGCTCCTAAATCAATTTTTGTACAAGTTCCTGTTCCATCATTGTGAAAAACTTGTAAATTAGTATCCGTTGCATCACTACCCACACCTATAACGTTAAGCATACTTGCAACGGTTATGGAGTCAGAATAGGTTAAATCAGTAGTTTGTCCTATCATTCCATAGAATTGACGACAACCGCTACCATAGGCAGTATCTGAAATATAAACCTCACAAACATATCTAAAACCTCCACCAATATACCAAAGCAAAGCACTTCCACGTGTTCCTGTATAACGTCCTGTTGATACTACTGAAGCATAAAAACCTTTTCGTACTTGTTTAGATGCAAAGTTTGTAGAAGCAACAGAACGTGCAATAGTCGATCCTGTTGTAGCTATTGTAATACCTCCACTTGTTGTTTCAGTAGTTGAGTTATTCGCATAGTTAACACCTCTAAATACTTCGTGAGCTGTAACCATAGGCATTAATGGAATGTCTAATTTACCATCTAAAGCAGTTTGCGTTGCTGTTGAAATTGGCTTATTTGCATCACTTGTATTGTCAACATTTGTAAGTCCTACTAAACTTTTTGTTAAAGCTTTATTTTTCCACAATCCCGTACTTGTTTCATATAGTAAAGCATCGTTATCTGTTTCGCTTGATACACTTACACCATGCAATTCATTTAATTCGTATCCGTTTTGTATAGCTACAACAATCTTTCCGTTTACTCCATGACTATAAGCAACTCGACCAATATAAACAGAATGTGCAGGTTCTGCAGGTGGTGTATTTGCAACCATTTGACCCGCAGTTGACGATAACCATAAGCTATCACCATCAGCATAAGCAGAAGTGTCTAAAGTGTGAAACAATCCACTTGTAATGATATATCCGTTTGTATTATTAGATAACGCTGTTAACGTTAATCCTATCGTTTTACTCGATGTTGCTTCACTATCGGCATCCGCAAGCGTTACAGTTGGCATTTGTCCCGTAGCACCATTTATGTATACTACTGAACCTTTAGGAATCGTTGATCCCGTTGTGTTCCTAACTAATAAAACTTCCTTTTCAGTTGAATCAACTACACCATCGTCATCAGTATCATACACCGCCTTTGTCATGTCTCCCGATGTACCTACAACTATTTCAGCTTCAAAATAATCAAGCATTTGCTGACCTGTAACGTGTTTTGTTACATAACCACCAACTCCATCAGGTTCTGCAAGTGGTAACCTATCGCTTGCTGTTAGGTTGGTTGTCTTTGCTGTTAGATTCTCTATTTTTATCGTCGCCATATAATTTCTTTAGATATATTTCTAATTTTTTAATATTTTCTTTTTTCGGTGCGTACTTTTTCATATATGCCAATTTGTATAATAATTCTCTCTAATTGGGTGTATATCATCGTTTGTATCGATGTTACCATCTAATGAAGTGTATTTAGCAATATCTGTTTTATTTATGAGTAATGCTTCAGCCATAATCTATTTATTTAAATTTTTAATATAATCAGGGTGATGTCCTTGGTATGGCATATCAATTGGAGCTTTTTTAGAATCCGCATTACCTCTCGGTCTTGGTGCATATGATTTAGGTATGCTTCCAACCTCAACAGATGAACTCAAAGCTTTATCTTCTACATATGTTCCATCTGTTTTTTTCTTAAGTCTGTAAAGTGTTTCCTGCCAAAAATGACCACATTTAACGCCACCTTTGAAACGAAATAAATCATATGGTTGTCCCTTATGTCCTAATTGTTTGTTTACACCCTCTCTACTTGCTTTATCAATGTCCTCTAAGCGATAAACTACACCGCTATTTGTACGCAACATCATTTGTTTACAAAAACTTCTTGAGTTTGGTTTTGAATATCTTTCTGAATATTGATATCTTACCTTATAAACACTTTTATCTAAGTTTGACTCTCTACTTGGCTTTGAAGTTATGACCTCAGCTAATTTAGTGTAAAGGTCTTTTTTGGGCTTAATAAGTCTATTTGCCCAATCTTCAATAGGCTCGTTATCTTCTTTGAATTCACGTGCATCAACTAATTCCCATTCATCACTTACAATCTCTCCATCTAACACATCTAAATAAGCTAATAGCTCATCATGATCATCTTGTTTAGACAAAGTTTGTAATTCTGAATTACTTGCCTTAAATGGATTCAAAGATTTAAATGCTAAATCTAAATTAATATCGTTAACTCTAAATATTTTCTTTAAAGAGTCAATTATCAATTGTTGTTTGGGCTTGATAACCATGTTTTCGTACAAAGTGAAAGAATTTTGTAACTCATCAGCATTTGCACTAAATCCAGTCGTTGTAGCAATACCAAATATTAAAGGACTAACAACGTTATGACCTACCATTATTTTAGTACGACACTCTTCGCTTAGATAAGCATAATGTTCAGGTGCATCGTTTAAAGGTACACTATCAATTGTTGTCTTTGTTGCTTCGTTATCATTGAAAGATACTACTAACTTTTTACCTGTTGAACCTGTTAATTGGTTCATTATTCTATTAGTAATGTCGTCTTTTTCTTGGTCCGCAGGTTGCCCATTGTTGAAATTTAGTACTGTTGTTGGACTAAATCCGTTAGTTACCTCATTTATAAGGTATTCTGCTATCTTTTCCTCTAATACAGCATAATCCAATGCACCTTGATAATCTACATAGCTAAAATATTTCATCCCAACGCTATAAGGTTGGATAGTTAATATTTCAATCTTTTCTTTTGATGTTCCAAAAACAGGGAATGGTTTAGGCTTGAACTTCTTAACGTCTTGCCAATTATCTGAATAGTATTGTGTAACTATTTCCCCATCTTCATTACATTTTGCAGGTCTTAAAAGTTGTTGAGGTATGTGAAAAATCTCAATAACTTTATCATGCTTATCATTGTAATGAACTTGCAAGCTTCCTTGACCTAAAAGGTACAAATCAATAATCAGTTTTTTTAGTTCTTCTTGTGAAATAATGCTAATAACATTCGCCCAGTCCTCAGGTTTCTGATAAGAATCTTTAGCGTACAGTCCCTCACCATAAATCAACTTGCAAATATTGTTTATTATAGCGTTGTTTGTTGCACTATTTAAAAACCTTTCTATTAAGAATTGATAGTAGTTATTATCTTCACCATAGTTAACCCAATCTTCTCTCTTATCTTCGCTTATTTTGGGTTGTACATATGCGCTTAGTTCAATGACTTTATTCGAAAATTGTAAACTCATTAGTTGTAGTATTTTGTGTATAGTAATTTTTATTCAATGAATAATCATCTTCATTTGCAGTTGCTAACATCAAACCCTTATAGTAAATAGGCTCTGTTAATGTTGTGTCATAAAGCTCTATTCTGTAAATATGTCCTTCTTTTAATTTAGAATAAGAAAAAGTAACAGTAGTGTAATAACTTCCAACCGCAGAAGTAACATTTACCACATCAGTTATATTTGTTTCTTTATCCGTTATTCGCAACCTATTCACAGAAGCTCTCGGACTAATTATGAAACTTTGCGTTGTTGTTATTGGTTCAACTATATTCATACATTAATAACCATTTAAAACAAATTTGTTTCAAACAAAAAAACCCCACCATAATAGGCAGGGTCTAATCGTATTAATTTTAATTAATCTACTAAAGAATTGTCAGTCACTAAAGTGCTTTCTCTAAATACTTTTATAAAGTTATCAGGATTTATCTGACTTGGTAAAATAGGTGAAGTAATTAAAAGATATTCATTTGTTCCATAAAGAAATGGAGCAGGTTTCAACTCTTCACTTGTCAAAGTCAAAGTATATCCGTTATGGTCTTGTAAAGCTCCGCCCGATGTAATTGTTCCTCCCGTAACTTCAGCACCAAATTTTAACCCCATCAAAAAATACTGATTGTTATTATTTTCAACTACGACTCTAACTTTTCCGTATGCTAACAATTTCAAGTATTTATGTGTTGTTGCGTCTTGTTTTTTAAGCTTAATATTTAGCACTTGTTGAAATACAGTAGTACCATTATTGCTATCACTTAAAACATTCTCTACATAACTATTTTCATTTGCTTTTAACTCGAATTTATACAAGTTAGTTACATCGTCAATAAAACAAATTGTATCACCTAAATAAGGAGGGATAACTTCTAATCCTGTAAAATTGTTTTCAGGTAAATCTCCCATAAATGTTGTCGTAGGTTCTTCGTTGAAAAAATATACATTCTTCAACCCTCCAAGGCTATCCTTACATGGTTCTGTACGTCCTATAAGCAGCTCACAACTCATGACTAATCAACTAAAGAATTATCACTAATAACAGTAGCAGAAGCAAATAAAGTTGCTAAGGTAGATTCAGAAGTACAATTCAAGAAAGGCGCAGGCATTCTTTCTTCACCGCTTAGAGTTAAGGTGTATCCATTGTGGTCTACTAAAGCGCCTCCACTTGTAATAGTCCCTCCTGTAACGTCCATCCCTCTGTCTAAACCTGCTAAAAAGTATTGTCCTGAATTGTTTTCAACCACAACTCTAACTAAACCATAAGCTAACAATTTAAGATATTTATGAGTAGTCGCATCTTGTTTCTTTAATTTTAAATTTAAAGCTTGTTGAAATACAGTT